CTACGCCCAATTCTTTGAACATTTTTTGCGTATTTTCGTATTGAGCATGGGCAAATTCTTGCAATACCTTCTTAAACCCATCAATTTCTTCTGGTGTTGTTAATCCGACATTTAATTGACCTGCCGCTTTTCTATAAACCTCATTTTCACCATAATTTTCTACGGCACTTAAAGCCTTGAACTCCAAATCCTTATCTGGCAAGCTAAAAGCATCCCTAACGCCCAATTGCATAGCGCATGATAGTGTGTGACCATCTCCAGACGAACCCGCCCATTGCGCTATTAAAACCCTTTCCAAACTTTCTGATTTGTTTGGATTTTTTTGTTTCCACAATTGAGCAAATGCTTGAAAATGCTTTTTGTCTTTTAATTCCTCAATTAATCTTTGTTCGACTAATTTTTTATTACCGACTGCGCTATTTGTTCCAAAATTTTGTAATTTACCTTTTAAATCGGTCATTTCTTTCATAAATTTGGTTTCACCAATTTCTTTTGCTTGGATATGACCAAAATCTTTAGGAACTAATTTCGCATAATCTTTTCTTGGAACTAATTCCTTTGAATTAATAGTATTTTTCCAATCTGCAAGAACATTTTCAATTGTCTTTGTATCTGGTTTTGGTTGTTCAATTGGAGGATATTTACCTGCTTTTTCTAATGCGGTGTTGTCTTTCCATTCTTTAAATGCTTTTTCGTCTTTTTCAGATTTTTGTTCAAAATTTATAGTTGCAAAAACGTAATCGGCTTCGTTTTTAGTCAATTCTTCTAATAATTTTTTATCAGATTCAAATAATTTTGTTTCTACTGTTGGTGCTTTAAAATTACCTGTTACATCTTCGGAATATTGCGCAATTGCTTTGTTTTTTTCGTTTTTAAAGTCTAAAAGCGCTTTTTCTTTCTGCTCTACTGAAGTTTTTCCTTTTTCAAACAAGTCCAAAAGTTTATTCTTGGATTTTGCTAAATTTGTTTTGTAATAAATGCTTGCCTGTTCAGAACTAATGGTTTTCTTTGGTTCGCTAACGATTGCGGGATTATTAGCAATGGCTTCTTGCGATTTTATTTCTGCCTGTTTCTTTTCATTTTCAGCAAATTCTTTGGCTTCGTTGTAGCCTTCTTTAAATTTTTGAATTACCTGTGCTTCTTCGCCGAACTCAAGACCATAAGTTTTTAAATAGTGCTTTAACTCTGGATTGTTGTCAAAATCACCTTCATAACCTTCTTTATATTCTTCTCCGCCCAATTTAAAAGCATTTTCTTTGTGCTTCTCCTGAGTAGCTATGAGTTCTTTTTTCTTGAAATCTGCCTTTTCTTTGGCTTTTTTATATCCGCCTTTAAATCCTGCAAATGTATGAAGTCCTTCAACTCCTGGCAGGTTGTGTTCTTTTAAATAATTTTTTAATATTTCACTATCTTCAAGTTCGCCTTGAAATCCTTCTTCATGCGCTTGTTTACCCAATTCAAGGGCATTTTCATAGTGTTGTTCTTGTGTAAGTTTTGGCTTTTCAGGTTCTTTGGCGGTTGGAACTTTGTCTTCGCCAGTTACATCTTTGGATTCGCTTTTAACTTTTTCTAACTTCTCACCCTTTAGTTTTCCACCTGCTCCAGATAGAACTTCACCAGAACCACTTATTAAAACGTGCTGACCAGGCCCACCTCGACCAGTTCTAGGGTCTTTACCATGCAACGTAACCCAATGCTTACCTGCATCAGATTCATCGCTTTCGCTATCATCGTTTAAAAATACATATTCATCTGAACGAATTACAAACTTAAAAATAGGCATAAGCCTATGATGAACATTTATGATATTTCCAGTTTTTATGTTTTTAAATTTCATGCTTCGCTCGGTTTTGGTTCTTTGGGCATTTCCATTGGAGTTGGCGGTTCATAATCTTTTATTGCATCAATATCCAAATCCAAATGAGTTTTGAACATATCAGGCATTTCATTAACATTATCTTTTGCCCATTCTATGACCATCGCCCTATTCATCGGGTCAATAACTGGCATCAAAGTGCGTAATACTTCGGTAATTCCCTTTAATTTAATATCCGAAACTTTGACCTTCTCTGATTCGGGTTCTTCCATGAGGGATTCCCATGAAGCATCGAATTTTTCCTGCCAATGATAGAACGCTTCTTCATACGTTTTGTTGTCATACGTTTCAGGATATTTGTTTTTAACGGCTTCAAAGAAATCTTTATTCCATGCTCTATGTTGAACGATTTTGTCAAAGAATTTATAAAGAGAGTGCATTTCCTCCCTAATTCCATCAATGTATTGGACGATTGCTTTTGCATCTTCTGTACCTTCTCCAAATCCTTGGGTGAACGCTTCGTCCTTTAACAGTAAAGCGGGAACATCTGAGGCGGCGGCAATATTAGCAATAATATTATTTCTTGCCGTTGTCATCGCCGTATCAGTATTGGTTAAATTTAACGCTTCAATGGCTTCGTCAATATCAATTGATAATACATTGCCAGATACACCTTCCTGCAAATAGGTGCGCTTGATACCTGCGGCAGTCTGCATCAAACGATTAACAATTGAACCTGCGGGTTTTTGCTTGGCAATTAATAGTCCCGCCTTGAACGTCACCAGGTCATCAGTCACCATCGACTGAACAAACGACTTCATTGGGTATAAAGCCCTTTGGAATACTGAACGACCAGTAAAACCAAATCCTGACGATTGGAAACTTAAATAAATAGGAGTGCCATTAAATAGCACAACTGAACGGCTTGGATGATAAGGTTGACCTGCGGCAGTTGTGTAAGGTAATGGCTTTTGAAAATCTGGAGCATTGGGGTTCTGGTTGGTAACGATAGAACCCGCCAAGTTCAGCGGGTCTAATTGGTTGAAATACAAATTAAGTTCGGAGAGTTTCCAAGGGTCAATTGGCTCTGTCGTTGGAATGTTGGGTGCGCCGTAAACGATAGCTGATGCACCGTAAACCCTTTTTAGATACATGGTGTCACGAATGTGCGCCGTTGCGCCAAGACTTTCCCATTCCCTGTTAAACGCATCAACAAGCATATCTTTGGGTTCGGCATCCACCGCAATGATTCGGGGCTTTGATAGGGCTAATTTGATTGGCTTCTCAACCAATTTCCCGCCAAGTGGGTGAAATTCCCATAATAATTTACATAGCTGATAGCCTATATCTGAACCAGGTTGGATTTCATTGGCTTCTAAAATCTGCATCAATTCCGAATTAACGGCAGTATTACTTACTGTAACGTATGACATATTTATCCTTTAGTAGCCATATTTATCACCAACTCCAATTGCTATCCCATAAGTGAAAACGTCAAGCAAATCGTCTGCTCTTTTGTGCGCATCTTTATCGCCAATCCTAAAGCCTGTTACCTGAGTAATCAAGTGATTTCTGCTTGCGCCTTTAAAATTAACGACCTTATCGAACGCATAATCGCTGATTTTAATCTTTTCTTGGTGAAAATGACCAGAAACGCTAATTGCACGTTCATCTTTTCCAACTGAAGTGAGTTTACTATCTATTGCATGAGTATTCCATCCCCTGGTTCGCCCCTGCTGAAGTAGTATTGAACCTGCCGCCGCATCCTCAATAAAACTGCCAACTACACCTAGCTTGCAACTGGTTGCCTTGGACAATTCTTCTAATCTGCTGAAAACGCTTGGCATCCAATTTTCAAGCATCGCACCGTCAATTTGCACAATATCCCAGTCAAGTATTACAAGGGGATGACCATAATACTTATTCATTGCGATATAAATAATTGCAGTTCCATCGTGTTCTTTGCCTGATTTCACCGCAGTATCAATCACCGCATAAACACCATCGCATTTTTGGGGGTAGGGTACTGGCTTGCCATCCACAAGCATTTTGTCCATCGAGAAAAACGCAACTCCTGACCAATCTACGAATTCGGCTAAAAATTCCTGTTTAAACACCAGGGGATGATTGACCAGGCGTTCTTTTTCAAGTTCATCTGCGGGTACATAAGGATTTGTACTGGTTGGAGCATGAAACTCCGTAAAACCCATTTCTGGATTGTTGCAAGCCTCATAAAAGAAGTTTTCGGCATCTATACCGTTGGGCGTACTAAATACCCATGAAGTGCCCTTAGTGGTCAACATTGTGGGTTTAATCGACTTTCGCCAAATATCAAGCATTTGGGGTGACTTCGTAAACGCCGCTTCATCAACCAGGGTTTTGTTATATTCTCGCCCTCGACCTGCTAGTTCATTGTCGTTCAATATCCAAAAATCAACTTTGCCTTGTTTTCCGTTGGCTGACCTAACCTTAATTGTTCCCTCACTCCTGGAGGATGAAATAATAATAGGTTGCAGGATTTCCTTAATATGATCCCAAGGTTCTTGCAATTGCCTGTACTCAGGAGCAAATATTCCTACCGATTCGCCAAACGCCGCCGAATTGCAAGCAATGGTTTCCAGTAGTTTAGTCTTTCCCCATCGCCGACCGCACCTGACAATATTCGCCCTGGTACGTTGTTTAAATATATCGACCTGACCACTATGCAGGGTTGGTAGTATTATTTTCACAAAGGTAATCCGCCCTCAATTACCAAGTCATTATCAACCTCTACTTTGGCTTTGGCTGATTTGTTTACTTCATTACCCAGGAACGCAAAATTGTTTGTGACGTTTCCTAATACTTGTAATTGCTTGAGCAAATCAACATCAACGCCTGTTTCACTTTTTATATGCTTTACGCCTTCCCTGGATATTTTGGACAACTCAAGGGCTACGATTAGATTATTGTTTGCAGTCTCACTCAGCTTGCTTTTAACGCTTTTCATGGTGTTTGCAAGTTCAAGAGCTATCCTTTGGTCATCTTCGGGCAATCCTGTTGACTTGAGGGCTTCTAGCACCGTTAGCGAGGCATCCTGAATGGCTTCCTTTACTGTTTTTTGTTCCGAGTTCGGACTTTCGGACAACTTCGGACTTTGGATTTGTCCGATATATTTCCGAATGGCTTTTTCGTCAATTCCAAATTCTTTAGCAAGCGAGTTAACAGATTCCCCAAGGACAATGTGCCTTCTTTTAATTTCTTCCCATTGTTCGGGTGATAGCTTGCTTTTTCTGCCCATAATATTATTGTGTTACTGGTTCTTTGTAGGTGTACAAGAATACTGTTTTGCGACCGTTTGGGTTGGTGTTCTTAACGACTTCCCTTGTTACCCTTTCCTTGCGTAGTAGGTAGTTGAGTGCCATGCTTACGTCCTGTGATCTTAACGCTTCGCTACCATCCCTGATTTCTGCAAGGGTTTTCTTGCCAGGGTTTGTTAATAAGAACTTTTCTACTTTTTGAACTGCGTTGAATGATGCCATTGGATACCCCCTAATATATTATTTTTAAATAATATCATACTTCTGAAATAGCTTTTTGATGGTGTTATTAAGAACTATTAGTTCATCCAGTTTCTTTACGTTCCAGATGCGCCTTTGTCCATGTATGCCGTTAAAACCGCCCTGGTGACAATCGGCGCAAAGGGGGTATGCAGGTATGGTGTAGCCCCTGTTTGATGTGGTGTGCGGACGATGGCGGGGGTGCTTCGCATACTCCGCAGGGTAATTGTTTCACATGAAACAAATAATCCCTGTCCGCTTGGGTTAGCTTGGAATTCATTGGTGCGCCCTGTCTTGAACCCTGTTTGTGGCTTCTTCGGTTCGCCAAATCTCAACCTTCAGGCTTGCGGCGGTCATCTGCCACTTTAGAGTTTCTTCGGTTTC